ATGTCTCCCAATAAAAGACCATAATGCTTGACCATCTACAACTAAAGATGTAGGAGGCACGTAATTATAATTTTCAATACCTTTTAGTGTTTGATCGAATCGGTGTCTCATGAATTTAATCAGACTCTCTACCGTAGAATCCGTAGACACAATAGCCATATCATAAATTTCTGACACAGCGTCATCTGCGGCTTCTTCCCAAGTTTTATTCATTGTTTGCATCTTTGTATCCTTCGTATTCATGTAAAAGTTCGTAGTAAGAGTTTTGCCATTCTTCAATTTCTTCATAAGCTTGACTAAGCTTAACGATAAGTTCTCGGTTATGTTCTTCGAGATCTCTTACAGCACGATGTATTTGAGTTGTTACTTTTATTTGATCAATGTATTCGTCAGCAACATTATGAAGTTTTTTTTGCGTCATGTCTTTCCTTATCGGCATCAATTACTACATAGACACCTCTTTTAACTTTTTTAAACCAGCCAGCGTTGTCACCTAAAAACTTGTAAGCAGTAGGGGTGCTGATATTGCAATCTTCTGATAATTGCTTAACTGTGATTTCGCTGCCTACTGTATTCTTTAAGTAATCAAAAATATCGTTTTGCTTGGTTCTTTTCTTTTTAGTGGGTTTAGCCATACTTGAATCAAAACCAAAGTATTCCCACCAATACAAAGCGTCTTCTTCTGCTACCTGATAGTAGGCGCAAATCTCTGTTAGAGACTTTTCATTGTAGTAACCAGTAGCAACACAGTATCCAGCCCTACCACGTTCTGGGCGGTCGGGGTGGTGCGAGTGGTTCACAATTTTCACAAGGCGTTCTTTTTCCTGTAAACTGATCATAGTCAAACCTTCCTTTACTCAAGACCCTTCTTTTGGTCACACAGTTTTTGAGGACAGCAGTCCCAGCAGAAAACTGCTTGCCACCAAAATCGAAATTACAAGCAACGTAGTAGTAGTCTTCATCTTCATTCACAAGATAGCCTACAGCAGAAAGGATTCTGACGGGCTGATCTGCCATTTCATCATACCACTCGTCCCCTAGGCTGTAGTGATCTTTCCAAAAAAGTTCGACAATCGGATAGAAAAAGTTCTTCATAACAAAAAGTGACGGACCCTCCGCGCCGCAAATAATCTTAACGAAATACTTACAGCCAGAAGGTCCGTCACAAACCTATTATATCACTTATCGTCTAAATGCCATGTGATGTGTCCATCTAATTTGTCGTCTACATCTTTGACATCTTGACGAAGCTCTTCAAGTTTATCTCTAACAATGTTGTGATCTTGCCGGTTCTCTTTTCTTAGAACGTTAAATAATGCTACTAAAACTGTGCCCATTGTTGTAATTAATGCAACAATGATTGCAGAAAAAGCAGTGCTATCCATCACTCACCAAGAATCATATTAGCAATATCTTCAACTGACTTTTCAAAGTCACCATACTCTGCTGCATGGTCTTGAAGGATGCTAATTAAGTCGGCTTTCTTCACCGGATCTAGAGGAACTTGAGTTGGTGCGGGAGGTGCGGGGTCAGGCCCATCCGTTGATGTGCCTCTTGCACCACCAGCGCTAGGTGCTGGCTTATTTTCCGGTTCAAGCGGAACTCGAACCATAGCCTTTTCAAGCTCTTCAATCTGACGCTGATGCCATGCGGAAGCTTCTTCATGCTGCTTCTTCATGTTGTCATTCCAAGCCTTCATTTGTTCATGCTGAGACTTCATCATCTCAACATTGTCATAGGGTAGATTAATGATCATTTTTTATCTCCTTATTACTTCTTACTGCTTCTGGGGTGACCCTTCGGCAAAAGATCGTTATCTGTAGTATATTTTGAGTTTGACGGTCTGCCATTTCTAAGCAGATAGAGGTAAGCGTTGACTCTTGCCATTGCCCATTGCCCTCTTGTCATACCCGGACGATGTGAAGTTGAGAAAGCCCCAGCCCCACGCCGATACACTGCCTTTAGTGCAGACAGTGTAGCACGCTTAGATGCAGCATCATGCTTTTTATTATGATTCTCCATCTTAGTCTTAAGCGATCTAGTTATGGCATCTGAAAAAGTCACTGAAGATCCAGACTCAGCAGAACCTCTGCGGTTCCTACTAGATCCTGTTCTTCTTTCAGATGGCTTAGCCGGTGTTTTGCTTGGATCTTTTCTTTTACCAAAGTCATCATCGTCATCATCGTCAGCGGATTCATCAACATATCCTTTCGGAATGACTGCTAAACGACAGTAACCACCGGGTTCAATTGGTGCAGAAATAATTCTGCAAACCTTTTCTGATTCATGTAAAGCGCAGTTGGAGCACTTAACACCAATTTCTCTATTGTCATTTTCTTCTGCGGGAGTGTATCCTACCCAAACACCTTCGTCATCTGTATCAAACTTCCCGTACTTTTGCGTAATCGCAATTAAAGCATTGGCAAACATTCTTTCTTCTGGGTCAAGCATCTCAAGAAAATCTTTACCGTGACCTTCTTCTTCTTGATCATCCGGTGGTCCATGCATTTCATCATCGTGAATTTCTTTGATAATATCCGCTAAAAATTCAAAGTTGTTTGTAGGGTCCGGCAAGAACTCTTCATAGCAAGATACTTCTTCAGCAAGAAGAATATCGTTTAAAAAGTCGTATTCATTATCTCCATACGACTTGCCTGTGAAACCTGAAGCATATGCTGCACGCTCTTGCTCTCTGGCTTTGTTTCTAGCCCGACGCATCCCGGGAGTATCCCCTTCTGTGTAGGTGTAGCATTTGCCTGAGTCTCCAAATCTAAATCCGGGCTTTCCGCCCTCTGAGCATCGTTCAACTGGCATAGTGTTACCATTTTACCAGATTATTGATAAATAGTATACAAATCATCACGACTCCATCTCTGAACAGGAATTTTTACGTCGCCGTAATACCAATATGCTTCTTCTGAAGAGTAATATATGCGGGCATAAGCCTGCATTGCGCCTTCATCGTAAACCGGACAGTGCGGATTTGGATCTAAATACAAGGCTTTAAAATGATAAGGATCATTTTCATAGTGAATTGCATTTACAAGTTTTAATTCTGAATTACAGTAAGGACATCTTTTTTCTGGATACGGAAAGTCCTTAATCACTTTCCCCATAATCATCTTCGTCTAAGTCCTCCTCGTCTTCTTGATCATACAGTATAGCATCATCTCTAAGACTACCGATACGGCTTTGAAGCATCATTGCGATTAACTCATCAAGTCGGGTCTGAGCAATTTCAATACCATCCATAAGGCAATTTACTTCATCTAGTTTAATAAAGTAATCGTCAGACGGTGCTACAAGGCTGTACGCTGGCACAAAGCCATCTTCGAAGGGGATTGCTTTAATTAAAAGAGCAATGCTTTCAATGTCTTCAATGCTGCTGTCTCCATCATAAGGAACAATTCTCATTAAATAGCCTCGCGGTTGTTTGCTTCAAAGCAATTCATTGTTTCAGGAACATACGGATAAATTACATTTTCAATAACTTCTGCATATTGACGAATCTCCCTTTGAGCGTTTTCTTCGTTTCTTAATGATAAGAAGTTTAACAAACTCCTAAGGTTGACGGTCCAAATAAACTCTGTATATTGTCCTACTGGCAATACAGATCTTGCAACTTCTTTTGCAATTCCACTTTCAATCATGTTATAGTAAGCAGACTCTGCTTTTTTGTAAACTTTTTCAAGAGAGTCAGTTACAAAGTCAAATACTGCAACATCTTCAATTTGTTCAAAAGTATAACTGCCCGGTTTACCAACTTGTTTTCTAATTGCTTCTTGAGTTGGGTAAAAGAAATCAATTTTTTCTGGCACATAGTATCGCATACTCATTTCATTAAATGAAGACCATCTATGTCTAAACCACTCTCTTGCAACAAAAATAGGGCACTTAATGTAAAACTTAAAAGTTACATGCTCAAACGGTGTCGCGTGCTTATTTTTAATAAGAAAGTTAATTAATCCTTTTGCTCTGTCATCCATTTCTGTTTGGTAAGATGCAAAGCTAACTCTAGCTGAGTTAACAACATCAACATCAGATCCAAAATGGTCTAACAATTTTACTGAGCCTGCATTTAAAACTTCGATTTCTGTTCCCTTTGCCATACGAAGGGATAGTAACACAGTGACATCGGCACCGCTCGGGTTTGCTTAAAAATATTTTCGGCAGATGCGACACGTTACCGTCACAGTGTGCTAGTGTCACTTATACTGCGTTAGCAAACGTAGTTAGAGGTTACACAGTATCCATTTATCTGACTTGGTGATAACATATAACTATGCAAATCATTGCAATTGTAGAATCAGATGACTGCGGACCAGCAGCCATCTTAGATAGCGACTTCATTTCAATTATGAAGTGTGACGGGTTTTACTTAGGCGCAACACGTTGCGTTTTTAGAGGAACACCTGTTACATGTGAACTTTCTGAGGAGGACGCAAATAAATTAATTCGTAAAGGTGTTAACTGCATAGAGATTGAGAGTTATACTAAGTAGTTGATCTTATGAAGAAAATTAGCTGGTTCACTCCGAGCAGCACTGATGAGTCTGGCGACCGGTGGTACAGTCAGGGTTATTCAAATGCTGCTTTAAATACTATTCGTGCTTTGCAAGACAAGAATGTTGGGGTTTTCTACAACCGTAGGAGTATTCCTTTTCATGTTAATTTTTGTCAGCCTATGTATTATCAGACTAATAGGTCTTATACTGTAGGCTACACTCCTTGGGAAAGCACTAAAGTACCAGATAGTTGGAGGCTGCCCATGTCTGAGTGTGATGAAATTTGGGCTACTTCAGAGTTTGTAAAGCAAGTTTATGAAAAGAACAACTTGCATTATAACATTAAAGTTATACCTCATGGGATTTCTGATGAGTATGAAATTCTTGACAGAGAGGTTACAGACAAGTTTAACTTTTTGCACATTGGTGGTGATTCAAAAAGAAAGAATGTGCAAATGGTTGTTGACGCATTCTTAGAACTGTATGATGGCAATACTGATTATCAGTTAGTTTTAAAATATAATGGATTTTGTGATGCAGATGTTTATCTAAATGGTCAGATTGTTCCTGCTCACAGGCATCCTCAAATTTATAGTTTACCTCAGTCTTTTACTACTTCTGATATGGTTGCTTTATATCATAAGTGTCATTGTCTTGTTTATCCTAGCAGTGGTGAAGGTTTTGGTATGATTCCGTTTGAGGCTATTGCTACTGGTATGCCTAGCATTGTTACTAATTTAACGGGGACTGCTGATTTTGCTAAGTATTCTATACCTTTAGATGCTGAGTGGGGCGAAGCTCCTTGGCAAAGCCATCAGTATGATTGTGATGCTGGTGAGTGGGCAATCCCTAGTTATGATGGTTTGTGTGATTTGATGACTCATGTTGTAAATGAATATGATGAGTTTAAAAAATATACTCTTCAATCCGCAAGAATTCTTCACCAAGAGCAGTCGTGGTCGGCTGTCGCTGATATGATCATCGAACGGTTAGAAGAATTTGAAAATACTTTCTAATCATCCCTAGTACCTTTTCTTTATTTCGAACGTTTCCGTTGGTACTATTGTTTTCTATCACTATTTAGGAGGTTATATGGAAAATATTATTACACCAGAGTTTGTGTCTGCTTATGTAGATAAGACTCCACCTTGGGGTTTTAATGGTATGGGCGAGATTGTGTATCGTCGTACTTATTCAAGAGACATTGAGGCTTTGGGAAGAAAAGAGTATTGGTTTGAAACTATTGCTAGAGCAATTAATGGTGCTCAAGATATTGGTGCGGGTTATACTAAGGAAGAAGCAGAGCGTTTATTTGATTACATTTTTAACTTAAAGGGAATTTTTGCTGGCCGTGCTCTGTGGCAGTTGGGTACTCCACTTGTTCAGAAGATGAGCGGTGTGTCTTTGGTTAACTGCTGGATGACAACTATTTCTAAAGTTGAAGACTTCCAGTTTTTGATGGATCACCTTATGGTTGGTGGTGGTGTAGGTTTCTCTGTTGAACGTGCGGTTGTTCATGATTTACCTAAGGTTAAGGCTGTGGACAAGATTTCTCATGAGAGGACTAATGATGCTGATTTTATTGTGCCTGATTCTAGACAAGGATGGTCGGCGCTTCTTGGGAAGGTGCTTGATAGCTACTTCCATAGTGGTGCCTCTTTTTCTTATAGCACCGTTTTGATTCGCGGTTTTGGTGCTCCTCTTAAGACTTTTGGTGGGACCGCTTCTGGCCCTGAAGTTTTAATTGAAGGCATTGCTGATATTTGTAAGATTCTTGATGGGCGGGTTGGTAAAAAGATTCGTTCTGTTGATGCTCTTGATATTGCAAATATTATTGGCAAGATTGTTGTTGCGGGTTCTGCTCGTCGTTCTGCTCAGATTGCTATTGGTGATCCTGATGACTTTTTGTACTTGCGTGCAAAGAATTGGTCTAAGGGTGATATTCCTGCATGGCGTGGTAATTCTAACAACTCAATTTTTGCTGATTCGTATGATGAGATTATTGATGAATTTTGGAAGGGGTATGATGGCACAGGTGAGCCTTACGGACTTATTAATCGTGAGCTTATTCGTAAAACTGGTCGTACAGGTGAAAAAGTTAATGACAGCAAGGTGATTGGTACGAATCCTTGTGGTGAGATTGGTCTTGAAGATGGTGAGCCTTGTAATCTTGCTGAGATCTTTTTGCCTAATATTGAAAGCAAAGAGGAGTTGATGGATCTTAGTCATCTTTTGTATAAGACGCAGAAGGCTATTACTACGCTTTCGTATCCTTATACTAAGTCACAGGCTGTGATTTCTCGTAATCGTCGTCTTGGTCAAGGTATTACTGGCTGGCTTCAGTCAACTGACGAACAGTTGTCGTGGGTTGATGAGTGCTATACGCAGTTGCGTGAGTTTGATGCTAAGTGGTCAGAGCATCTTGGTATTAACAAGTCAATTAAATTAACGACGGTGAAGCCTTCTGGAACTCTCAGCCTGCTTGCGGGTGTCACTCCGGGTATTCACCCTGCTTATTCTAGTTACTATATTCGTAGAGTTCGTATGGGTAGTAATGATCCTCTTGTGAATTATTGTCGGGATAAGGGTTATGATGTTCAATATGATGTTGGTCTTGACGGAAAAGAGAATCACACTGTTTGTGTTGTTTCGTTTCCTTGTCAGACACCTGAGCACGCAACTCTTGCTAAGGACTTGACTGCTGTTCAGCAGTTAGAATGGGTTGCTAAAGCTCAGTCTGAGTGGGCTGATAATAATGTTTCTGTTACTGTTTATTATCGTAAAGAAGAGTTGCCTGAGATTCAAGAGTGGATGAAGAAGAATTATAAAAATCGTCTTAAGTCTGTTTCGTTCTTGCTGCATAGCGATCATGGTTTTGCTCTTGCTCCGTATGAAGAAATTGATAAGTCTGAGTATGATCGATTGAAGAGCAAGATTAAGGAAGTCACTTTCGTTGATCAGATCAACGAGTATGCTCTTGAAGATCTTGAGTGTGAAGGGGGCGCTTGCCCGATTCGGTGACCTAAATAATAAATAACTGGCGAAAAGCGTACCTAGCGGTGCGCTTTTTGTCGTTTTTGCAATGCTTTTGAACACAGAGTGGTGTAGAATATCTAAGATGATTGACGATTTTGTAAAGAACAAGCAACTGTATGTTCCAGAAAGAGCATACGGTGTATGCATTTGGATTATGCCTGATGGCCGTCCACTGTCTGATGGTGATGGTGTTCTTTGTGCTGAGGGCGTTATGAATGATAAGAATGTTGAAAAGCAGGTTACTGCTGCTGCCAAGTACTGGACAGGTAGCGAAGAGGGTTATGTCACTTGGGTTGGCGGGGCTAGGAAAGTTACTGCTTCAGAAAAAGATGATCAGGCAGAGCGTCTTGCAGCAGGTTTGAATCCTGATCCTTACGAAGATGTGATTGAAGCTGCTGTTCGTAAAGAGCTTAATAGGAGAAAGTGATGAGAAGTGAGATGACTCATATGGAAGATAACGAGTCTCAAGAGTATCTTGATGACATTAATTACTTTCAGGTAATCAAAAAGACTGACACTGATGATCCTTTTAAAAAGGTTAAATACTCTTCTTTGTCTTCGAGAATGAAGCGTAAGGCTACTCGTCTTGCTAAAAAGTATGAAGGTGTTGAAGGTGTAGGGACAAAGTATGTTGATCCTGAAGAGTTAGATGGTTATTCTCTTTATGATGTTGTAACTCCACCTTATGATTTAGAAACTCTTGCTGACTTGTATGATTCAAGTGCAATTCATAATGCAGCTATTAATGCAAGAGTTATGAATACAGTTGGTCTCGGGTATTCGTTCCCAGAGACTTTGAAGTCTAAGAGAAGGCTTGAGAAGGCTAACGGTAATCCTGAAAGGATGAGTCGGGTTAGGAAGGCCATTCAGGATGTCCGTCAAGATCTTGAGCAAAAGTTTCAAGATTTTAATGAAGAGGAGACTTTTGTTGAGACTATTACAAGAGTCTGGCTAGATGTTCTTACTACTGGTAATGGTTATCTTGAAATTGGTAGGAATAATTCTGGTGAAATCGGTTATATTGGCCATATCCCTTCAACTTTGATGCGTGTTCGTCGTCATCGTGATGGTTTTGTTCAAATAGCTAAGAGCAACAAGATTCAAGCTGTGTTTTTTAGAAACTTTCAGGACACAGAAACTGACGATCCGATTAATTCGGACCCTAACCCAAATGAAGTAATTCACTTTAAGACTTATTCACCAAATAACACTTATTATGGTATTCCTTCAAGCGTGTCGGCTGCTGCTGCAATTATTGGTGATAAGTTTGCTAAAGAGTATAATATCGATTACTTTGAAAATAAGGCAATTCCTCGCTATGCAATTATTGTTAAGGGTGCAAAGCTTAGCAATCGTTCTAAGCAAGAACTTGTTAATTACTTCCGTCAAGAGGTTAAAGGTCGTAATCATGGAACTTTGATTGTTCCTCTGCCTACTTCTCTTGGTAGTGATACCGACATTAAGTTTGAGAAACTTGAGGCTGGTATTCAGGATGCATCTTTTGACAAGTACCGCAAGTCAAATCGGGATGAAATTCTTGTTGCTAACAGGGTTCCCGCCCCGAAGGTAGGTGTTTATGATAATGCTAACCTTGCGGTTTCTAGAGATGCTGACAAGACGTTCAAGACTCAGGTTATTGGGCCGGATCAATCTGTGGTTGAGAAGAAGCTTAACAGACTTATCGCTGAGTTCACAGATTTGGTTCATATCAAGTTTGAGCGCATCGACTTGGTTGATGAGGATATTCAGTCTAGGATTCATGACAGGTATCTTCGTACTGAAGTTATTACCCCGAATGAGGTCCGTAATGATTTGGGTATGCCGGAACGTGGTGATGGTGATGATCCGTTGCCTTATCCGACGAAGTTGAAGATGCAGCAGGGCGCTGGTCGTGGTCCGGGTGCTCCTGAGGGTAATACGAATAATGAGTCTGCTGTACCGCGTAATGCTAGAGCAGATTCGCCGGGTGGTTCTAGTGATCCTAGAGAGTCCGGCGACCAAGCCGAGAGAGGCGAAAATCAAGATAATGGAGGAAATAATGATTGATGGACATATTGTATATTCGAATACTAGTTTAACTGATTCTGATGGTGAGCAAACAATTTCTCATCATACCTATGCTATTTACATTGTTAATGTTGATACAAATCATTGGGTTGAGGTTAAGTTAAACGGTAAGCATTCGGTTATGATTCCTGATGCTTCTGGACATGTACATGACTATATTCATGTTCCGGGCGATTACAATACTATTGAAGTTGTGACCGCTTCGTCAGAAGTTGCTGTTTATGCTATAGGGTGATCGCTGATATAATTTAGTAGAGGTATGTGAATGGCTGCTGAAAGAAATATTTCTATATATCAAGGTGATACTTATGTACATAATGTCACTATACAAGATGCTAATGGTGACGCTATTGATATTTCTGGTAGGAGTTATTCTGGTCAAATGAGAAAGTCTCCGGGTGCGTCTGATGTTGCTGCTACTTTTACTACTGCTATCACAAATGGTGCTGCTGGGGAAGTCCAATTTATTTTGAGTGCTAACACAGCTTCAAATATTGCTGCTGGTGTCTATTACTATGATTTTCAAGAGACAAATGGTAGTATTATTTTAACATTAATGACTGGAACGGCAACAGTTGTTCCTCAGGTGACGGTATGAGTGCTCAGACAACAACTATTACAATTAGCCCAGAAGATGCTACTACTTTAAGTGTTACTGCTAATACAAGTACAGTCATTACATATAGCAATATTGAAACAACGATTCTGACTGCTGCTCCTGCGACTATCGGATTGGGGGTGCAATTTTCGGATGATGCCCCGCTAGAGTTGGCAAACACAGGTGTTGCTGGCGTTAGTTCTTTAGCTTCCAGATCAGATCATCGACATCCTTCTACTGGGATGTTTTTAAATGGAGGTAATTTCTAATGTCGAATACAATTCGTATTAAGAGAAGGGCTACTGGTTTAGGCGGGGCACCTTCTGTTTTGAAAAATGCTGAACTGGCATTTAATGAGGTCGATAACGTCCTCTACTATGGTACTGGTACTGATTTAAACGGTGATGCTAATACTGTCATTTCTATTGGTGGTACTGGTGCTTTTGTTGGTCTTGCTGGTACGCAGACCATTTCTGGTGGTAAAACTTTTACTGGGACTGTTGCTCTTGGTTCATCTGCCACTGCTGCAACAAAGACTCAGGGTGATGGATCTACTTCTGTTGCCACAACTTCTTATGTTGATACTGCTGTTGGTGCTGTTGCAACCAGTTTTGATATTACTGGTGATTCTGGCACTGCGCAGACGGTGACTTCTGGTACTGATACAGTAACTATTGCTGGTGGTACTGCTATTTCTACGGTTGCTGGTGCTACCGATACTATTACTGTTAGCCTTGATGATACTGCTGTCACTGATGGCGATTACGGTTCAGCCTCCACCGTAGCCACTTTTACGGTTGATGGTCAGGGTCGTTTGACTGCTGCTGCTAATGCAGCAATTCAAATTTCAACTTCACAAGTTACTGGTATTCAAGAGTATGTTGAAGATACTGCTGCTGCAATTCTTACGGGTGCAACTCATTCCGGCATTTCTGCTACTTATGACGACGGAGCCGGTACTGTCGCTTTAAATGTTGATGATTTTACTGTTACTCTTGCTGGTGATTTGAGCGGTAGTGCAACTATTACAAATCTTGCTGATGCTACTTTGACTGCAACTATTGTTGCTAACTCTGTTGCTCTTGGTACTGATACAACTGGTAACTATATGGAAGATGTTTCCGCTGGTACGGGTATTAGTGTTTCTCACACTCCGGGTGAAGGTTCAACTGCTACTATTACAAATACTGGTGTTGTTCAGGTCGCTGGCACTGCTGGTGAGATTGAAGTTAGTGGGGCTACTGGCAATGTTACTATTGGTTTGCCGGATGATGTGACTATTGGTAATGACCTTGTTGTTTCTGGTGATCTTACTGTAAATGGTACTACTACAACAATTAGTTCTACCACAATTAATGTTGATGATAAAAATATTGAGTTGGGTGCTGTTGCTACTCCAACTGATACCACTGCTGATGGTGGTGGTCTTACTCTTAAGGGTGATACTGATAAGACTTTTAACTGGGTTAATGCAACTGATGCTTGGACTGCTTCTGAGCATATTGATGTTGCTTCGGGTAAGGAGTATCATATCAATGGCACAAGTGTTCTTAATGCAACAACTTTAGGTTCGGGGGTTACTGGATCAAGCCTGACGAGTGTTGGAACCATTGGCACGGGTGTCTGGCAGGGTACTGAGGTTGCGATTGCTTATGGTGGTACTGGTGCTACGACAGCTTCTGCTGCTAGAACAAATCTTGGTGTTGCTATTGGTTCTGATGTTCAGGCTTATGATGTTGAGCTTGCTGCTATTGCTGGTTTGACTTCTGCTGCTGATCGTCTTCCTTACTTTACTGGTAGCGGTACTGCTGCTTTGGCAACGTTCACGACTTTTGGTCGTTCACTTATTGATGATATTGATGCTTCCACCGCACGCACGACTCTTGGACTTGGTACAATGGCTGTGCAGTCTGCTGCTAGTGTTAATATCACTGGTGGTTCGATTGACGGTATCACTTTTGACGGGGGTACTTTCTAAGGAGGTTTTAGGTGGCTAACACCATTAAGTTAAAAAATTCTGGAACCTCTACGAATGTCCCTTCATCTTTAGAGCATGGTGAGCTTGCTATCAATTATGCTGATGGCAAAATCTTTTATAAAGATTCTACTAACACTATTGTTCATGTAAAAGATGTCGCTATTTCTGATGCGGCTCCGTCTAGCCCTGTTGAGGGTGATATGTGGTTTGAGTCTGATACGGCTGATTTCCATATTTATTATGATGGGGTGTGGGTTGATGTTGGTGGTTCTTCTGTTGCTAATATTTCTGTGGGTTCTAGCCCGCCTACATCGACTCCTGTTAATGGTGATTTGTGGTTTGATAGTGATACTGCTAAAACTTATATTTATTATAATGACGGGACGAGTTCGCAGTGGATTGAAGTTGGTGCTGTAAGTGCCGCTGCGTCGGGTACTGATGGTGCTGTCCAGTTTGCTTCGGGTGGATCGTTTGCTAGTGATGCTAGCAATCTTGTGTGGGATGACACGAACAACAGGCTCGGTATCGGTACAACGACACCTCAGACGACTCTAGAG